GAGCCGTTCGTCGCGTGGTTACGGCTGGCAGCATCAGAAGCAGCGCGCTGAGCTGGCCCCGATGGTCGCCGCCGGCCGCGTGAAGTGCTGGCGCTGCGGTGAGCGGATCGACCCCGGCTCGGACTGGCACCTGGGGCACGACGACGAGAACCGCAGCCGCTACCGCGGGCCCGAGCACGCGCGATGCAACACCGCGACGGCCGGCCGACGGTAGGGCGCCGCCCACCTCTCCCGGCGGTGCCCCACCCGGCACCGAGACGTACTGCTCATTTCGACGCCTACGCTTCCCAGGGCTTTCGATCAAGGCGCGCACCGGGCCAATCCCGACACGGGAAAGGCCACGTTCCCGACACGGGAGGACCCCATGCCGCAGCCGAAGAAGGACGCCAGCGTCCGAGCTCGAGCCAACAAGGCCAGCACCCGCGCCACCCTGAACGCCGAGCACAAGGTGGCCGCCCCGCCCCTGCCCGCTGGCCGCGATTGGCTGCCCGCCACCTGCGAGTGGTGGGCCGACCTGTGGGCCTCCCCGATGGCCGGGGAGTACCACAACAGCGACAAGCACGCCCTGTTCATCCTCGCCGCCCTGGTCGACGAGTTCTGGACGAGCCCCACCAAGGACCTGGCCGGCGAGATCCGGCTGCAGCGCCAGGCGTTCGGCCTCACGCCGTACGACCGCCGCCGCCTGGAGTGGACGATCGAACAGACCGACGAGGCGCAGGACCGCGGTCGTCAGCGTCGCTCCCGCACGGGGGCCGCCCAGCCGCGCGTCGGGGCCGACCCCCGATCCGTCCTGCACGCGGTCTGACCGATGGGGACGCTCGTCGTCCCTCCGCTCGACGAAACCCCCTGGCCGACTCTCGGCCCGCTCGTCGCGGAGTTCATCGAGGACCGCTGCATCTACGGCCCCGGATCGCTCAAGGGCCAGCCGGCCAGGCTCGACGCCGAGAAGCTCGCGGTGCTGTACCGGATGTACGAGGTGTTCCCGAAGGGCCACGAACTCGCCGGCCGCCGTCGGTTCAAGCGCGCCGGCATCAGCTGGCGCAAGGGCACCGCGAAGACCGAGTTCGCCGCATGGTTGGCCTTCGCCGAGCTCCACCCGGACGGCCCGGTGCGCTGCGACGGTTTCGACGCCCGCGGCAATCCGGTCGGCGTTCCGGTGCGGGACCCCTACATCCCGATGGTGGCCTACACCAAAGACCAGACCGAAGAACTCGCCTACGGCGCCCTGATGATCGTGGTCACCGAGGGCCCGGACGCCGACCTGTTCGACGCCGGCGCCGACCGGATCATCCGCCTCGGCCCGACCGGGCGGGCGGACGGCCGTGCCGTCCCACTGGCCGGCTCGCCGAACGCCCGCGACGGCGCGCGGACCACGTTCCAGCACTTCGACGAGTCTCACCGGCTGCACCTGCCCAACCTGGTGGCCGCCTACGAGACGATGATTGCCAACCTGCCGAAGCGCCCCCTCGACGACCCCTGGTCGCTCGAGACCACGACCGCCGGTCAGCCGGGCCAGGACTCGGTGGCGGAGAAGACGCACAAGGAAGCGCTGCTCATCGCCGAGGGCGAGATCGCAGAGCCTGACCTCTTCTACTTCCACCGCGAGGCCGGCGACCAGCACGACCTGACGACGCTCGAGGGCAGGATCGCTGCCGTCAGCGAGGCCACCGGACCGGTCGGGGAGTACGCCCCGGGCCAGTTCAAGGACATAGCCCGGCAGTGGGACCGCCCGGGCGCCGACCAGTCCTACCTGGAGCGCGTCTGGACCAACCGCTGGGTGCAGTCGGCCTCGCAGGCATTCAGCAAGGCCCGCTGGACCGAGCTGTCCGAACCCGGCGAGATCCTGCCGAAGAACAGCTTCGTCACCCTCGGCTTCGACGGCGCCCGGTTCCGCGACTCCACCGGCATCGTCGTCACCGAGATCGCCACCGGCCGCCAGCAGCTGTGGGCGGGCTGGGAGCGGCCCGAGGACGTCGACGAGTGGGAATGCCCCGAGGACGAGGTCACCGAGGCCATCGCCGAGGCGCAGACCTTCTACGAGGTCTGGCAGGCCTACGCCGACCCTCCGCACTGGACCGAGACCGTCGGGTCGTGGTCAACGAAGTGGCCCGACACGGTCACCGAGTGGTGGACCAACCGGCCGAAGCCGATGGCCTACGCCGTGCGGGCCTACCGCGAGGCGATGGACTCCGGGGCGATCACGCCCTGCGGTCCGCCCGACAAGCTGGCCAAGCTCAGCCGGCACATCGGCAACACCGGCCGCCACGACCTGAACCTCGTCGACGACGAGGGGCGCCCGCTGTACGTCATGCGGAAGATCCACCAGGATCGAAAGATCGACTTCGCAATGGCCGGCTGCCTCTCCTGGCAGGCCCGGCTGGACGCGCTGCGGAAGAACGCACAGCCGCAGCGTCGCGCCAGGCACGCCCCCCGTCGCATCTTCTGACCACCCACCAGGAAGGGGGCCGTCGTGGCGATCGACACCGAGACCCCGCGGTCCCCCGGCTGGTGGCTGGTGCAGCTGGACGCGAAGCTGCGCGCCCGCCGCGAGGGCGAGCCGCTGGCGTACGGCTCGAGCACCAGCGCCGCCGGCGGCAGCCTCTCCCTCGGCCGGCCGGCGCCGTGGTCGGCGCGGGCGCTGTCGGACGGCGTCTGGGCGAACCGGCCCGGCATCGACCTGCTGGCCGACTACCTGCGCGGCGAGCCGCCTCTGCCGACGATCTCCGCCGGCTGGGCGACGGCTGTGCGGCCGTACGTGCGCCTGTCCCGGACCAACTTCGCCGAGCTGGTCACCAGCGCGGTGCTGGACCGGATGATCCCGCTCGGCTGGGCCACCGCCGTCGAGGACGACCGCGACGGCGACCAGATGGCCGCCCGAATCGCCGCGGTCAACGACCTGGCGTCGACGTTCCCCGAGGCGCTGGAGCACATGCTCGCCCTGGCCGACGGGTACATGGCCGTCGGCCGGCACCCGCGCCGGGCCGAGCCGCTGATCACCGCGCAGGACCCGCGCGGGTGCATCACCGCCGAGGACTCGGCCACCGGTGACCCGCTGGCGAGCCTGATCATGTCGACGGACGAGTGGACCGGCGACGCCCTCGCCCACGTCCACCTGTACGACGGCGTCGACGGCGCCGGCACGCAGACCTGGGTCGCCCGCCGCAAGGCCGGCGCCATGGTCGCCAACTGGGAGTGGGACGAGAGGCTGTCCGGCCCGACCCCCGGCTTCACCGTCGTCCGATTCAAGAACCGCGGCGGCGTCGGCGACTACGAGCGGCACCTGGACCTGCTGGACCGGATCAACGACCAGGTCTTCCGCCGGATCGTCATCGCCCTGTACCAGGCGTTCCGTCAGCGGGCAGCCAAGGGCCTGCCGCGGCATGACGATCAGGGCGACGAGATCGACTACAAGGATGTCTTCCAGGCGGACCCGGGCGCGTTCTGGGACTTGCCCGAGGGTGTCGAGATGTGGGAGTCCGGCGTCGTCGACCTGACCGGCCTGTTGCAGGCGATCAAGTCGGACGCCATCATGCTGGCCGCGGTGACGGCGACGTCGCTGCACTACATCACCCCGGACGCGGCCAGTGGCAGCGCCGAGGGGGCCAGCACGATGCGGGAGCGGATGATCTACCGCACCGAGGACCGCCGTCGCCGTACCGAGGCGCCGACGGCCCGGATGTGGGCCGCGGCGTTCCGGTTGATGGGCGAGACGGCCCGCGCCGACGCGCTGCGGATCCGCACGCTGTGGCAGCCGGCCGAGCGGTACAGCCTCTCGGAGCGGGCGCAGGCCAACGCGCAGGCGAAGGCCGGCGACGTGCCGTGGGCGGCGCGGATGACCGACATCATGGGCTACGCCCCGGCGGATCTTCCTCGCCTGGAGTCGATGCGCGGCGCTGACCTCCTCTTCGCCCCGCTGGAGACCCCGACTGCGCCGAACCAGCCGGGAGCGACCCCCGCAACCGGCCAGCAGTGGCCCCAGGTGCCCGCCCAGGGCGCCGACGCCGCCGGGAACGCACCGGCGCAGGGTGCGGCGGCTCCGGTCCCGCAGAACGCCGCCTAGGGCTTGACGGAAGGCGGTGCCGGCGATGGCAGTCGACACCGCCCGCGTCATAGCCCTCGTCGACCGGCAGGCCGCCACCCGGCAGAGCATCGTCGACCGCCTGGTCGCCGGGCTGCTGCGGCTGTGGCGGCAGTTGGGCACGGACGCCCGCTACTCCGACACCGACGTGCGCACCTTCGCCTCCGCCGCGGCCAGCCTGTCCCGGGCCAGCCAGCAGACGGTCGCCGGCTCCACCGAGGCGTACCTGCGGCTGATGCTGGCCGAGCTGGACGTCGAGCCGGGCCGCTCCAAGGTGGTCCTGCCCAGCCAGATCCGCGGCGTCGACCCGGTCGAGGTCTACACCCGGCCGGTGAAGGAGTACCGCCGCCTGGTCGCCGACGGCCTGGACCAGCTCGACGCCGACACCCGGGCGCTGCAGCGGCTGGAGCTGCTCGGCGAGACCGACGTGGCCCTGGCCGACCGGGACACCGCGTCGCGGACGCTGGCGTCGGTGGACCGGATCACCGGCTACCGGCGGATCATCCATCCCGAGGTCAGCGCCGGCGGAACCTGCGGGCTATGCGCTGCCGCCTCGGGGAGGGCCTACGGCAAGGCCGAGCTGATGCCGCTGCACGCCCGCTGCGCCTGCACCGTCGCCCCGATCGTGGCCGGCAAGGCCGACCCCGGGGCGGCGCTGAACGCGCAGAGCCTGGCCGAGCTGTACGCCGCCGCCGGCTCCACCGCGGCCGGCGACCTGGCCAAGGTCCGCTACAGCGTGCATCCGCACTCCGAGACCGGCCCGACGCTCACCGTCGCCGGCCAGCACTGGCGCACCGCCGCCGACGCTGCGGCCGACGCCGCCTGATCCACCGCCGCACCCGCGGCGGTCGCCCGACACGGGCAGCCACCCCTTCCCGACACGGGAGTCAACGCGCCATGAAGATCCGTCGGTACCACCTCCCCGACCTCATGGTCGGCGCCAACCCGTTCCTGCCGATGCCGGAT